TGACAATTTATAATTCTAGAGTTATAACTAAGGTGTCTTAAGAGACAAGCCACACGAAAGGAGGTGCAAACGTGGCAAAGTATAAACGTAGCAAACCGATGAAACGTCGCGATAGAAAAAAGCGCGAAAAAAAAGAGCGCATGATTTCGTACCTATCCAAAACGTTCGAAATTATATACACGCTCTTAATCGGTGAAGCCCTCAAGCTTCTTGCTAAATATCTAAGTGACTTATTTTAGTCACTTAGGTACTTATATTATACCACGTTTTAAAATATGGAACTACTAAAAATAGCGTTATTACTATCGTTAGCATTCAATGCATATCTTTTAAAAAAAATGATTGAAAAGTAAGGAGGTAAAGATTATGTGTGAAATGAAAGCTTATATTACAAATTTAGGTAAATACAATGAGGGTTGTTTAGTTGGTAAATGGATTGATTTTCCTATCGATGAGGATGATTTTACAAGCGAACTTGAAAGCATTGGAGTGAAAGAAAACACAATGTATGAAGAGTGGTTTATCGCTGATTATGATTGTTCATTGTTTGATATGTATGATGCATTTGGTGAATATCCAAACATCGACGATATTAATGAAGTGGCTGAAGCATTAGAAGACCATGAAAGTGAATTCACTGCATTAATGGAAGTATGCAGTTATACGGATGCATTAGGATACTTAGAAAGTGAAAACTATACTTTTTACGAAGGCATGACATTGGAAGATGTGGCTTATGAAATTGTAGAAGAATGTTATGAACTCCCAGAAATTGCGCAAAGATATTTTGACTATGCAGCGTTTGTGCGTGATCTTGGATTCGATGGATACACTGAAACTTCAAGCGGAGTTATTTGTTTATGTTAACCCGCAAAGATCTTGACAAGATGAGCGCCGCCCAGGTGCTCATACTTGCATTTTTAAAATTATATTTAGCAGCATGTACATCTACTTTAATTATTGGCATAATATTTGGCCTTTTAAATATCATGTTACCACTTATTTATTAATTGCAGGAGGTTAAGCAATGGAACTTTTAGAAATTAAATTATTGCATAAATATGCAAGAATAAGATCATATATGAATGATCTTATTTCTGGTAATTTTGTCGTGTATGATTTTCTTTATGAGTGTTTAGCGGATCATATTGAATCATTTGTTTATGATCTTGCTTATATCGAAAATGAAAAAGTTATACACGTTTATTATGATCAACTTTTAGTTGATTCTAAACAAGTAAGCAAAGAACTTTATACACTTGTTATAACCGCTTTTGAAGATAATGAATGGAGATTTTAGAAATGAATAATAAAAAATATATCGAATCAGTAGAAAAAAAGATTGATCAGCTCAACGCAAATAGTCTAAAGGCAAATAGTTTAATGCCTTTTTCAATAAATAGACATTTAAATGGGCTATATGATCTCAGTTATGGCATGGATGTAATCGCATGGATGCTAAAGCCGCGTGAACTTTGGCAACTTGTAAATACTTTATGTATTTTAAATATTTTAGGAGGGCTCAAAAATGACAATATGGAAGCGTGAACGCCCTCACTTTAATTACTACATCACGAACGAAAGAAAACAACCCCACATTTATGTTGAAGCGTTAGGTACTACCAGCGCTTCAACTGAAAAGATTTTGCATGATCATGGTTTTAAGTTTGATCATAATAAATGCATGTATGCAGCAATTCAAACAAATGAATTAAGGCTATTCGTTGCGCATGAATTAGACAAGCTTTTCAACTATGATATTCAGCTATTTTATAATACTGAAGCAAAAAAAGAACTTTGCGCGCCTGATATCCAGGAAATAAAAGATATTTGTTATCATTTTAAAATATACAAGTGTTATATTGATATTTTAAATAAGGATCTTTTTAAGATCTGTAAACCTGGATCAAAAAGCTTGTTGGCAACTTATAATACTAATTCAAAAACTATAGACGTTTTTAATAGAAACAAATTACAAGAAAGCTATATATACAATAATGGTAAAATCGTAAAAATGAGCGTTGAAAAAGCTGCACCAAAAAAGAAAAAGAAAAAAACTATACTTACTGAACAACAAAAAATCAATAAAATGCTGGAAGAGTTTCCATTTTAGGAGGTAAAGAAAATGAAAAAAACTGTTAACGACATTAAAAATTTATGTAATTTATTGCAATATATGAGCCGTGAACCAGGCTTATTCAGTAATGGATATATCAGATATATATCAATCGGAAGATATGCAAAATATGTTGATTTGCATTTTATGAACGGATCTATTTACAATTTTGATTCATATACAAAAGCTTTTCTATATGATCAGCTTTTAAGATATGCAAAAAACCATCTAGAAAAATGGGATCAAAAAGAAAAAAGCAAGCGCGAAAAAAATCGCTTCAATCGCGCAAAAAGAGAACTAGAAAAAATTGAAAAGGACTTGTAGAAAGTCCTTTTTTTAATGTCTTCTAATTTCTTTTTGAATCAGCTTTTTTTTTAATTGGATCAGAAGAAAAGAAAATCATAAACATTTTTGTTTTTAACTCCATTTCTTTTTGATCAATCCCATTCATATCCAAAACTCTTTTAAATATTACTATTGCAATGAAGTTTGCAAACAAGTTTGCATCTTTTTCTATTTCCTGATTCTCATAGTGTTTGCTACTTGAATCTGCATAGTTTTCAAGTTCCTTTTTCCATATAGAAACACTTCTTTCATCTATAGAAAACACTTTTTGATTCTTCTTATATACACATGCATATTGATATAAATGTCTAATTTCATGAGCTAGATATATAAACTAGACTTCTATCTTTGCATACATCCAAGTTCACACAAATTACATTTTCTTTAGGGTATGATGTGCATATGCTGGTATCTTTCACTTGAAAAAGTTCTTTATTGATTGGCTTATTTTTAAGATCATAAAACTTTTCATTTTCTTTGAAGAAAACTTTTGGAATCTTTATATTTAATAGTGTGCATAGAAAACTTATATAATCATTCATGCATCCATTATATCCGAAAAACTTTCTTTTGAAAAACTTATTTATCCAGGATCAAAAAAACTTTTTCAAGTTGTTCTTGAGACGTTAAGAAAAACTTTTTATATCCTTCATATTTGCATAGAATCGAACCGTCAAAAAACTTTTCCAGCAACTGATAAAACTTTTCTTTCTTCACATAATAAACATAATTCACAGACACATCTTCATCATCATGCGCATTGTATTCAAAAACTTTTTCAACCAGCTTAGAACAAATAACACAAATCTGTACATTATCATACTTCACAAAAACTTCTTTATAAGAAAACTTATTTTCGTCCATTTCATCACCACTAAAAAACTTTCTAAATATCAATTAATATTCTAATAAACTTTTTATATTCTTCTTCTGATTTTAGATAAAACTTATTGCAACCATTCATTATGTCTTCATAGTTTAAGCATTCAATTTCATTATCTAAAAACTTTCTATATAAACTTTTGAATTGTGCTTCACAAATATAATGCTGGATAACGAATATACCATTCTTATCATAATGGCCCCTACAAAACTCTTCGTCTGCTATATAAACACATACAATACGATATTCCCATTGCACAAATAAACTTTCTGTATCACGAATCAGAAAAAACTTTTTCACTTCTGATAAAAACTTTCTCACAATATCACTCCTATCAACCAGCGGTCATTTCCGCATGAAAATCATAATAACATTTACCTAAATACATCCGGCCATTATTGAAATGCGTTCTTAAATAAAACATTACTTTTTCAAAATTCTGCCGATCAAGCGCTATAATTCTTTTAAATCCATCACGTCCATGAGCATCTTGTCTATATCTATACTTTATTCCATCGTTGACAATAAACTTATCAAACTTTTCATATTTTGTTTTGGTGAGATTATACTCATAACCCCATCCTTCATCATTATGCAAAATTATAAACCATCTGTTATAACACGGCATAATTTTTAAGTATCCAACACGTTCCACAATATCACTCCTATTTATCTGCAATCGTTTCTACAAAACAATTATAATAAATATATCTTTTTCCATCATAATCAAATTTTACAGCTCCACTTGTCAATGATTTAATATCAATTCTACCTTCATAGCTTGCTAAAATTTTTCCATCTGCTGTATACACATTGATTATTCTATCTAATCCACCATTCGAATCAGATTTTACATCAGTACCCCAACGATCCACAGATGCACATCCAAATAATGAAATGCCAATCATTCCAACCATTAATAATTTGTATATTTTATTCATTTTATTCCTCTTTTCTTGGGCAATCCTATAAAGCACACATTTATTCAAATTCAACAAATCTTGTATCTTTCACTTTCCCGCATTTCAAACACACAAGATACTGAGTCTCACCACTGATACAATGAAACATCTCATTCTTTACACACCAAGTAAATTCATGCTTACAGAATAATCTTTTAAAAAACCATTTAATTTTGTTTATCATCTAAACTTCTTTCTATGTCCGATAACTATATATTATCAGACTAATTACAAACCTTTTAAAAGCCTAGTAAATAGGCTACTTTGTAACACTTTTCTAAAATAAAAACTTTATGAATTTTTGAGCCATATTGTAAACAATATCCTCATATAGTCTTTTATTTATTTGTATCTTCTACGTTAATCAAGCCATGTTCAATTGTTTCTTTAGCAGGAAAGAATGTTATTTTATATCCATACGGATTTTCTTTTACCGAATCGGTCTGAATACATGTATATGTAACATCTTTTGATAAATGTGCATAGAACAATTTATATTTATCTTTTCCAGTTTTAATCGTTACATTCAAATCGCCATCACTATCTGTTTCAATAGATATTTTTCCTTCAACAGAAAACAACGGTTCATTTGTTCTAGTATTTAATGCCACAACCTTTCTCGATATTTTAAAGTTGTTTGCATCCACTCTTAAATTATGGTTAGCTGTATCTGATTCTTGGCATCCTACCAAACCTAGGCACATTGTCATTCCTAAAATTGCGCTTAATATTTTTTTCATTTGTTCAAATTTCCCATAACGAGCTTTTTAAGCTCTTTCTTCATTGCGTAATACATTTTCATTCTGCTACAGAACTTTTCTCCTGAAAGCTTCTCAAATGATTCTCCGTTGACATAATGACGTTTCATATATAAACGAATATCATCATTTGGAATAAGATCAATAATTGTTTCAACTTCTCTCATCTTTCCTAAGACAAGATTCTTATCATCTTCAAGCACTTTTTCTTTTGAAATAAACTTTACCAGAACATCATTTGTAATATCCTTATTTTTCTTTGAATCCAGTCTCTGCTCAAATGATGGAGATTTTGGATCTGAAAATTCTTTTTTTCGAACCTCCAAATCCTTTAAAATTCCATCCAACGATTTAAACTTTCTTTCATAGATTTTGAACATTTCAAGCTTTTTAATTAATGCATCCACTTGAACATCTACATATTCTTCATAATCCGTTTTACTCATTTTCTCTCCTATTTAATTTCTTCAATTTCCTCAATGCTGCATGATGGAAATTTCATATAGAATTTATACATTGCCATGCTTTTCGATTCCTCCTGGGCTTCCATCACACAAATATTATTGTCTTTGATATATTTAATTCTGTATTTCTTTAACATCTTTATATTCTAACCTTTCCAATCGCTTAATTATTTTGTTTCATCAAAATCATCATACAAATATTCTTTATTCACCTTATTTTTTAAATCCATAATTTCCATACTTTGTGCTGTAATCATATTTTCTAAACTTGTAATCTGTGATACCATTGCACAACTACATACAATCAATCCGCATATAGCACCTAACATCAATCCTATTGTAAACCACATATTAGAAACCACTCTCCAACGGATTACCTGATGGTGCGTTCAATCCATATAATGTTGCATATACAATAACTGCATATACAACATAAAGTACTGTACAAGTAATAATAAGATCCAGGTTCTTAATAATTGCTTTTTTAATTCTATTCATCATCATTTAAATATTTAAACTCTTTCATTAACTCATCCTTTGTTTTTTCAAACTCTGATTCGATTTGTTTCTGTACATCAATCTTAGTTTGTTTAAACCATTTCTTTTTGAACTTAGTAACTGTTTCACGATAACGTTTTTCATCACAGTCACACGACTGCCACCATTCTAAATCGTGTAGCACTTTAACTAAATCTTTCATCATTTCATTTAATTGAGAATCGAACATTCTGTTAACACATTCTTCTTCAACTCTGCAATACACATAGCTGTAACTTCCACCACTCATTAGATAATCTCCTTTTCAACCTATAATCTTGCTACCACAATTTGGACAATACTTTGGTTTGAAATTAAAGTAATATTCTTCTCCATCATCTTCACCGACTGCATATTCTTTGTGTTCTACTAATGTGAATCCACAATTAGAACATCTAAATTCTTCCGTTGAATCATATTCTGATTCGTTAGTGCAAGTTTCTTCTTCTAACCAACCTAATTCTTTACATTGTTGGATGATTGCTTTTAATTCTGATTCTTTGATAGCTACACAATCAAAAACTCCTTTTGCTTTTTTGAATTGTTTGTTTTTAATATAAAATTCAATCGTAATATTTTTTTTACCATCAAAATAAGATATAAGTGTGTCTTCGCTATATGCTTCGGATAGCTTATATCCGATTCCTTCAAACATCTCTTTAGCAGTTTTCATCTTCTCTTACCTCACAATTTAGCAATATTTCACCAATCTGCTTTTCTATATTCACATCTCTAAAATGGCCTTGCTTTTTCAGCCTCATCAAATGATCAAAACATTTAAAATACCACTCATGAATTTCTTTATCTTCATTCAATAAATCATATTCAAACTTTGTAAGATGATATATAGCTTTTCTTTCTGAATCTAGCCAACCAAGCTCTTCCATTTGCTTGTAAATAGCCTTCATTAGTTTTCCGTCAATGTTATACACATAATTTGCCAATTCAGTAACACGAACCATTCCATGTAAGAATCTCACATATAACACATCTCTACCATCACATATTGTTTTTTCATAAAGCAGCGTTTCGCCTTCTCGATATACACCATCACACTTTCTGAAGCCTAGCTCAGTAAACATCAGTTCTGCATTCATTTTATATTCTTTGTCTTTATACTGTTTCAATTCCTCCAGCCACGTCGCAAGCTGCTTATGTTCTTCTCTACAGTCTTCACATACTGATTGACTTTCAGATAATTCTTTTGTGTGAGCAATTGCTTCATCTAATGTCATTTTCTTTCTCCTTATATGGATTTGGTAATGGCATCCAAGCAACAACTTTATATTTACTTAATGTAGCTCTCTTTCCTAGTGCCCATTTACCATCAGTTATATATGATTCTGTAACACTTCTTATACCGCTTTCATGTTCAATAGTCACAAGTACCCTTTTCGATCGCGTTCTCCAAAGTGTGTCATCCCATTTATCTGTTCCATACAATTCAGCAAATACGCTATCGTATTCCTCTGGTAGTCTTTCAGAAACTGGAATCCACTCAAATGATTCTGCTTTCTCAACCAATTTTAAAAGCACCCTCTGTGCATTATATATTTCATCATCACTAGGTAATGGATATAAATCTCTACGTATCATGTAACATATAAGTGTATTTGTAATTGTATCAAATGCTTTTTGATATTTATTCATATGCCTTTAACCTCCTATGTTTGGACAAATGCAATCCCAGTTATAATCATCGAATTTAACTTCTTCATCCTTGGTGATTTCTCCATCAATAATTTCAATGATTTGGTTAAAGCACATTCCACATTCAAATGCATGAATTCTCATATCAACTCCATATTGCTTACAAGAATTTAATAGTTCTTCCGAACTAATACCCCATGCGAATTCTGCTTCAAGTCCAATTGCGATTTTTCCTTCATCGTTCCAATCATCAATATATTCATCTAAGTCAAGAATAAATCCTCTTCTAGTTCCTTTAATCCAACATCTGCTACATTTAACTTGACTATACTCATCCATCTTCAACGCTTCTAAATCTTCGCCGATATAAGTAACCGGTTGTAATCCTTCTAAAACAAATTTTGTTAAATTCTCTTTTGTACCTCTTACTCTTAAAGTTCCTGCACACCAATTAGGCATATATAGTTAACTCCTCTCTAAGCTCATTTATAGCTTGTTTAACTTGTTTTAAATCTAAATCTACGTTAGAAACTAAATCTGCCATACGATTGTTAGAATAGCTCTGTAAAGCCGATTCTAGCGTTGTATGGTATGAGATAGGCTTTTGTACGTCTATCTCATTTCCTTCTTTATCCTTACCCTTTACGAACGTTACAAGGGCGAATGAACCACCGTTAGAAGTGATTGCATAATTGTTTTGTAATCTAATCATTTTCATTCTCCTTTTAACTCATTAATTTATTTCTGTAACGATTATCTAATTCTTCCATAACGTGCTTTCCACCGTATAGCTTTGATGCGTAAACAATATAGTCTAATTCATCTAGCATACTGTTCATCAAGTCTTTATTCGTACAGACAAATTTAATATTCTTTTGTAAAAATAAATAAGTCTGCTCAATTTGTTTATCAATTTCAGAAGCACTGCTTTTATCTAATCTGATAAAAGCATTTATTTTTATAGCATCTTCTCTTTGCTTTTTTCTTTCCTTTTCTAAGTTTTTTTTCAATTCTTTATTATTCATTTTATTTCTCCTGTCTTTGCGTATTCTAGTAATTCAATAAATGTTCTGAAAAGTTCGTTTTCTTTTCTTAATTCCTTGATTTTATTAGCGGTCGATTGAATATAATCATCAAGATCTTCATTTAATCGGAAGATTAAAGTATCTTTGCAATTTTCAATTATTTGACAATTCTCATCAATACGCTTTTGACACACTTTAATCAACTCATCAATTCTTTCTTCAATCATTTTCTTTCTCCTTATAAGGCTTAGGCAATGGCATCCAAGCCAAATCTTCTAATTCAATTCCGATGTAAACATATCAACCCAACTTTGCAAACACTCGATTTGTTCTTGTGTAAGCTCAACAATTCTTTCTTCAACTTCGGCTTTAGCCTCTTCAATTGTTTCAGCATTCAAAGAATCAAAATCACTTTCATATACATTTTCAAGCGCATAAAACGCACAGAACGTACCATCATCTTCATCTTGAAGTATAGTTGCAATAATTTCATCTTCATAAAATCTTCTAAAATGAAGTTTATAATTCTTTTCTATTTTGTCATATTCCCAATATTTATCTTCACTACTGTATAAATACATTCTGGTATCCTCATTTCTTATATTCCCCTGTTCTTACATACTCAAGCGATCTAACAATCTGTTCTAAAATTAGTAATTCAAAATCATATTTATCTATCGCTTTGAATTGTGTAAACATTTGTTCATTATGGTTTACTTCTAATTCATCATCTAAAAATGCTTTTTCAAGTTCATTTAATTTACGAATTTCATCCATTTTATTTTTGTATGCTTCTATTAATACGTTAAGTCTTAATTCAACTTTAGACATCATCTTTCTGTTTTCCCATCCTTCTTTTAAATTCATCGTAGGTAATGCAGAAAGGACATTCTTTGTCGCCTTCTTCTGCGCTACAATTCCATTGATTGAGCACGTCGCCACACGGTGATGTATCTAATATACAACCTCCTTTTTCATATTCGATTTTCAAATCATTTTCCCAATCTTTACTAGCATAGAATGGGCAAGTTTGTTTGTTAATTTCATCAACAATAAGTTTCATTTTCTTGCTCCTTTCAAAAAATATTCTTTCCAACATTCTATGGACTTATTTTCATATTCTTTATTAAAAAAATATTTCTCAGATCCACAATGAAATTTACATAAAATACATTCTTTTTTCTTCTTTTTATCAACTGCTCCAATATCAAAATTTGCCGGGCAACCATTGAGTCCATTGTTATGTGTATATTTACAAGCTTTATCTAATGCTTTTTCAAGTACTTTAATCTTTCGTTCATCTGTCATTGTTCTTTCTCCTGTTTACAAGAACATATTGATAATCTTTTAATTTTTTCAACGCTAAACTATACTCTTTGTTAACTTTATGAATCTCTGCTTTTTTCTCTTTTGTTGGTTCTCCATTATGTAGAGAATGGCACAAGTTCATAGCTTCATAATACTTTTCTATGCACTTATCATTAAGTTCACAAAATTTTTTTGCTTCGTTGTATCTTAAATTACATCCTTCATCTTTTGCAAATTCTTCTGGAACATCATCACCAAAAATTTCGCAATAATATTCAGTATAAGATTCGTTTGATTCGCAACGTTCAAATTTACATTTATCACACTTCATTTTTATTCCTCTACATCCTCATCTTGTGGCATTTGAAACAAAGTATTGCCTGAATACATTGCAACTTTTTCAATCTTTCTTTGTTGATTATAAACATTATCCATATACCTCTCCTTAAAATAATGTTCTTGTTTCTACTGCAATTCTTTTCTTTGCAATTTGACAATATTCTTTAGATATCTCATATCCAATATATTTTCTGTTTAAATCTTTGGCTGCAACTGCTGTTGTTCCACTTCCTAAAAAGGGATCTAATACAATATCATTTTCCTGAGAACTTAACCTAATAAATCTTTTAATTAAATCAACTGGTTTTTCAGCAGGATGGACTCCTTTTTTGCATGAAGTTAAATAAAATTTCCTAAAATCATCAATGTCTTTATGTTTAGAAAAATAACTGCCTTTTTCTCTTATCATAATGATATATTCTAAATCGCTTAAATGATGATTATTGCTTAAATGATGATTATTGTATGATGGTATAGGATTCGATTTAGCCATAACCAAAATATCATAATTAAATTTATTTTTAATCGCCCATTGAATATATGGAACTACTAATGTTTTATTGCAAAAGAAGTATCCATAAAATTTTTTCATTTTAGGTTTTAAAATATCCAAGAACTCAGCAGGGTTAAACTCACAGCAGCCAATTTTTTTTAAAGAATCTAAATACATTCTTTGTGTTGATTTGTTTTTCCCATAAAATCCACCACCTTGATTTTCAAATTTATATGGTGGATCAGTAACGACTAAATCAATACTTTTATTTGGTAAATCTATAAGTCCCCCCTTCAGAGCAAGGCAGTCAGTGTTATAAATAATATTTGTTTGCATTTTGTTTTTTTCTTTCCAACATGTATTCAATAATTTCTGTACTTGTCATTTGTTTCTCCTTTTATTCATCTATAAAATTTGTAATATATGTTAATTCTTTCATTCTTTCTACAGCTTCTTCTTTAATGAATTGCAAAGTTGCTCTCTTTGCTACTTCAAAACTTTTAAACGGATGAACAATGCTTATTGTTTCTCCAAAATACAATGTGAAATATACATAAAACAATTTTGGCTCACTCTCGTTAAGTTGGTGTTCTTCAATTGTTGCGATTGCTCTGTTTTCATTGTAGGCATCAGTCAATACAAGTCGTGTTATTTTTTGCCCGTCAAATCTATTTTTTTCCCATATTAATTTCATATTTTTCTCTTCGGCAACAACTTCAGATTTTTTATCTTTTGTTATTCTATGTTTTACATGATCTTTACCGGTTAATAATCTATATAAACAAGCTTTTCCACCAAAGAAATCAAGATTTCTAGAATCAAGTTCCATTGATCGTACCTCTAAATCTTCATTAAAATACAGTGGGTTGCATTGCTTAAACTCACCATCCACATCAAATGCATCATATGGTTCTAAACCATTTTCTTCCATGAATTTTTCAATAACTTTCAGTTCAATCATTCTATTTCCTCCAATTCCAATTCTTCGCATATTTTTACGATTATAAATCCATTCCTTGAACGCTTTATTTTTCCTTTTTTCTGTTTGGAATACATGGATCTAAATGTATTGATTGTTGTTTCTAAAAACAATGCACATTCATCTTCTGTTCCAATACAAGCAGGAAGATCATCCTTGTATATTCCATATATTTTTCGCGCCATCAGTTCAACCTATAATTCTTTCCAGGCTCTTTCTCAATTTCAAAGAAGAAACCATTGCACTTCTCAACGATTCTTCCAATAACTGCTTCATTGATTTCAATCATTTCCTGGCTTGTTCTTTCGCAGGATATGATTGTCTGCATGTTGTTGTTATAGCGATAATCAATCAAATCAAAGATTGCTTTATCATCTAACCGATTGGCACTAGATTTAAACAAATCATCTAGATACAATATTTGAGCGTGTTTAGCACGTTCTAGAAGCGAATAATCAAAGTTGCTAATAGAATTGCTCAACTCAATGTATCTGACGTACAAAACGCGCTTATTTTGTTCTAACAACCAATTACTGATTCCAGAACATAGATGTGTTTTCCCACATCCACTCTGTCCTAAAAACATCAACCAATTACAAGGCATATGTTCTGCAAAATTATTTTTACAATCGGAAATGTAATTCACCGCCATTTTTTTGATTGCTTCCTGCCACGGATCAGATGCATTGAAGCTATTGATTCGTTTATTCAACAAATCACCTAGCCCACTGTTCTTTTTGTTCTTCTCAATCCATTCACTGCGATAGCTTGATAATTTTTCACAATCATTTCTTTTTGAACAAAATACCTTTGTTGCAGCTACCAAGTATTTCCCGTCATAATAAGCTGGCTTTTCCCAAATACCACATGCGCCTGCTGCCATGCATTTATCACAATTGCTTTGGCAATGTTTGCTTTTAAGATATTTCTCATGGTTTTCATTATTTTGTTTTTGGATTATTTCACTAACTGGCTGCATTACATCTTCATTCCTTTCTTGATCACAAATTTACTTGCTTCCTGAACCGGTATCACACTGTTTAAGTAAATTTCAAACTTAGATCCAAACAATGTGTCAGGCCTTAAATATTTGTTCATTTTTGTATCGTTTAACCAATCATAAGCTTTAACATCAATCACAAGTTTAAAGTCTTCTAATCTGAATCCTTCATTCCACCTAGCCCGAATCTTCTCTCTAGCAATGCGATTACTGTGTTTGTAATGCTTTGAACATTTAGAATTCAAGTAGTCAATAATTTCAACATAAGGGATTGTTTCTGATGCTGATAAATCAGTGTCGTCGGAACTTTCTTTTATATTTCTTTTATTAACTGTGTTACTAACTGTGTATATAACTGTCTTAGATTGGTCATTTTTGACCATTGTACATTGGTCATTTTTGACTATTCTACAATTGCCATTTTCGACTGTTCGATTAGTCACTTTTGACCAATCTATACTTAAAGCACTTTTTAACTTTTCTCCTACTTCTCCAAACGCATACCAAGTTGTATGATTCCATGGATTTTCGTTATAGTTTCCCTTGACTAACAAGCCCAGTTCAACCATTTTATTTAAGATTCTTTTTATCTTTTGAACATTCCAATACGGGAACATTTTATGCAATCCTTCATATGTATTGAACGTCCAATACCTCCCCTCCTTAAAGTTATAATCATTTGCTTCGTTCTTGCTGATCCAAAAACAAAACATATCGAACATGATAGCTATTTCAACTCCATATTCATTCGCAATTTCTGCATCAAAACTATGTTTCATACTATCCTCAAAATAAAGATATTTCCTTTATTCTCTTTCTATTCCTTGTATTACTTTTAGGCAGAATCACAAGCTCATAAAGCCTTCCATCCACCTGATAAAAACGATATGCTGCACCCATGCAAGAAATGTTTTTTCTTTGTACAAGTGCAGCTGTTATTCCATATTCTTGGAACATATAAACTGCATCAGGAACTACCTGTAGAACCTCATATGATGCATTTTGAACCTGGATAACATCACCTGTATTAACATTAGTAGCTTCTTTCATTTGTTTCTCCCGTCTTGTATAATTACCTCGAAAAGAGGTATATTTATGAATTTAAATGTAAAAATAAATCAAAACACAATGTCTACAATCATTTCTGTTGTTTCTGTCACCGCTTCACTTATAACAGCTTTAGTTGCTCAATGGCATTCAAGAAAAATGCGTAAAATAGATATTGAAGAATCTCATTACCAGGACAATATAGCTTTCAAAAGAAATTTATATATGAATTATCTAAAGTACACCGGAACATATTTATCCAAAAGAGATCCAAATGATAAACATTTATATCAAGAAAGCTATTATCAGCTTCTTGGATATGCACCACAAGATATTTGTTCCATTTTAATTGAAATCAATGATGACATTGATAAAAAAGGTTCACAATGTACCGTTGCAAAACAAAAGCTGCCTAAAGTTGCATCTTTAATCAAAAGAGAACTTCAATCCTTTGACTAGAAACTAATATGTATTGTTAGAGATCCGTTGGGATTTGAAGTGTAATAAGCGTTTATAAACGGATATACAAAACACATGAATATCGTCCACCATGTTTGTATTTTGCAATTTTCATAATGCAATAACATATAAATCAAAGATGGAATTGCGACACCGTAAAATATAAACATATAATTCCAAGTAAACATATTTCTACACACCTTTCTGCTTCACACTGAAAGAAACGCATGACATAGTCCAAATGCACATGCATGTCCATAGAACCAAAATTTAAAATACTGAATTGCATGTCTTTTAATATCGTCTTTATAGTCATAGAATTTAGTTTCAATAAATTCTAAAATAAAAGCAATCGTGATTGTTATCATCCATCCAATATAAACAACATTTTTTACATTCATTACATCACCTGCTTTCATAAGTATGTGATGTTTTTTTATCTTTTAACTTTTTTACCATTTCTTCTATTGGTTCTTGTATCAGGCTTAAATCATATTGATCCAAGATTTTTAAATCACATAGATACGTTATTAAATCGTACCAACTTCCTATTCTTGAAATCACTTCTAATTCATCCATTGTTAAATCGAAACAATTGGATACAGCATAAGGAATATTCTCTGCATAATATGTAATACTATGAATTCCTTTATCTTCTTCATTCAATTTCTCGTAGATTTCTTCTGTTTTTAAATCAATAAAAACCCTTCCAATTACATCAATCGGTTCTCTGTAACATTGTGGTTCATGTTCCTCACACTTAGTTTTCTTTTTCCTGAAAAACATCTTTACCTACTTTCTTTTCGCATAACTCAATGATTCAAGATTTTGCTTTTTCATTTTTCTTGTTGTACGAACATAGATTCTTGTGGTTTCTAAACTAGAATGGCCCAAAATGTCAGCTAGTTCAGTAATCGCATTTTCACCATTCTGCATCAAATACTGAATCGCGAACAAATGCCTAAATGCATGAGGATGTACTTTACCAAGCTTAATTCCTCTGCACTTACCAGCGATCATTTTTAGATCCCTGGACAACACACGAGCATTTACAGGACTTTTCTTATCAGAAGATGTAAATATATACCCTTCTTCAATTTTGTTATCCTTGCAGTATTTAAGGAGTTCCCTTCGCAAGTCAGAACGGAGAATGATTCCTCTACCTTTTCCTTTGTTCATAACATATACAGTATCATCCGTTACACTTTCTACAGTAAAGAACTGTAATTCGCTCAAACGAATGCCAGTATAGCCAAAAACCTTCATGATCTCGTATAAGTCCATACGATTGATTTCGCGGGCTTTTTTCAGTAGCCTTTGAAATTCATTAGGCTCTAGAATATCATCCAAAGAATCATCTTTCTGGACTCTTACGTTCTTCAATAAATTCTTTGAATAATATTTCTTTAGCTTAAGAAAATTAAAATCATCATCCGAATCAATGATTTCGCTATATTTAATAAATTTATTAATGATCACAATATAGTTGTTTACTGTACTGATTTTATAATCATGCAGCAGTTTATCTTTAACACCAACTATATCGGACTTTTGTATTTCACCATCAGGCAATGAGTTAACAAACAAAGTAGCAACATGCTTGTATTTACGAATGGTATTCTTACTTTTCTCATCCGCTGTTTCTTCTTCAATAAACCCGTCAATTTTTGCTTGTAACTCATCCTTAGTCATATTACTTAACTACCTGGATGATTGTTGTAAGCAAGATCTTAGTAGACAAGAACACACATACATTCAACGCAAGTAAAGCAATATTAATGAATGTACACGGAACGACATAATTTTTTGGCTTAGGTTTCTCATTAATGACAAGCTTGTCATCTAACTTATAAATGTCATACTTATCGAAATTTGGAATCTCCCAAGTTTCTTTTTCTTCTTTTTTTGCCATTTTCATTACTCCTTTAAATTTCTGTGATATAATAATCATGTGGTTAATTTAAGCAGGGCTCACTACCCTAGCACGCTTGGTCAAGCGTGCTTTTTATTTGTTCCTTCCAAATGTCATTAAGCGCACTTTTTGTCTCAGGAAAATACTCAACAAAGATCGGAGTGGGAACTGCAAGAATCTTTCCTAGCATAGTGTCTCGATATGATCCTTCAAACATTTCACCCTTTTTATTTTTTTTCTTGCGTAGATTATGTAAAATCTTTCTAGCCTGTGTATCCTTTACAGGTAAAACAAGCGTCACATCTCTAACAGTCACATATGCTTTCATTTTTCTTCGTTCTCCTTTCCTTCTGAGCCTTTTCTTTTGCTCTGAGTCAAAATACATGCGATAAAACCTCGATCATACTCGTTGATGTCATATCCCATCTTTTCGAGCGTATCCAAAGCTTCTTTAGTGACATTTTCCTCATCAGTCATTACATTCCTCCTTTTAAAATACTTTTTGTATGTTACACATACATTATAAGTATGCGTTGCATACTATGTCAACTTTAAATTATTCAAATAATTTGTTTTTTTGTATACTCGGCATACTTTTTAATGTATAATCACAGTGTAAGCAGTTAAGAGGTGAAAATCGTGGAAGAACATATAGGGTCGAGAATATATAAAATACGTAAACATTTTAATTTGAGTATGGAAAAATTCGGTAAACAAATAGGTATCTCAAAAGGTTCAATCAATAACATTGAAAAAGGAACTACCAATCCATCAAGCCAAACCATCAATTCTATATGTCGAGAATTCAACGTTGACTATGTATGGTTAACTGAAGGTATTGGAGACGATATGTTCATTTCTATACCTGATTCAAAAATAGATCAGCTAATCGAAGATTATGGATTAAAGCCAGAAGATAAATGGCTTGTGCGAGGATACCTTGAAGCACCGCCGGATATAAAGCAACAAGTTGCAGATTATTTGTGGTCAATTGTAAATAGAGAATTAGCTAAAAGAGAAAAAGAAAAGAGTAACAAGAAATAACTTGTTACTCTTTGAAATTAAATATGTACATAGCCTATTTATGGAGGAATAGTAATGGAAAAAGTAGTTTATTATTGCCCTAATTGTGGAAAAACAGTTTCTAGATTAAAAGGAAATAAAGACAATTGTTCTAACTGCAATGGGAAAATGGTTCAAACACCGATTGATGTAGAAAAATGGAAAGAGTTGTCTGATGATGAGAAAGCAAAAATCAAGTCAGAAATATCATCTTATGGAATGCCTGAATATAGTGGAGAACCATTAAGTGTTTTAAAGCATAGATATGACTTAATTCAAATTCAGAAAATTTCCGTCACTACAACAGACATAAAACGTGATTATGTTATTATTGGGCCTGTATTTTACCAAATAAATGATGCAGGATCAGGAAAAATGATTTTTCAAAAGCAAAAAGAATATCGTAGTGTAATAAATTCTTTAAAAGATCAAAATCAATTAGTGAATCAAAAAGCATCCATAACAGAATCGATAGGAGCATTATCGGGTATGATAGAATTATTCAGTACAGGTGATATTTCTGCATCCACAAAAGATTTGTTAGGAAATGGCCATAACCAATTTGATGAAGCCTTTTTTATTTCGGTAGAAGAATTAAAAAAGCGTGCATATTATATGGGTGCAGATGCTATTATTGGCATGAAAGAAGAACTAAATCTAGATACTAATGGATTTCAACATTTTTATATGCAAATGTATGGAACAGCTGTTAAATTTAAATAATTAAGCTAGGGTAAATTCCCTAGCTTATATTTCTTCTTGCTTAGTTTAGCCTTCATAGCCTTTAAATTTGCGCGTAAATACCTATAGGTATTAGTGTTATTATTATTTATTTTTTGATGATAACAGCAGTCTTTGTGCATGATTATACAGAATTTGCAGATCATCCACGTTAAGTTTTTCTGCTAGGATAATTAATTTCGTTATCCATAAATCCCTTTCCATAAGATCATCCCTTTCCATTCATTTTCTATGAATAAAAAGAAAAACGTTTTCCTTATTCTAATATAATAAGTCTTAAATTTTATATGTCAATGTCTGTTTAGTATTAAATTGTACAAATATAATACTAAAAAGTGCAAGTGGTTATATATCACGTTATCAGTATTGAATTTTTTTCGGGGGGGGG